TCACGGAAGAAACAGGATAACATGATGCCATGGCCTCGGCCTGCATACATCCCGGCTGGAACGCCAGGCGGAATCAGTATTACTGGCAATATCGCAGGGGGCTTGGTCATTCCATGGGTGGCCACTGCTCGTGATCGTACGACAAACGACACGGATAACGGGGATATCAATGACCCCGCTACCAGGACAGCTCAAGCGTGCTACATGAGGGGGCTGAAGGAGACAATTGAGATTTCGACTGGTTCACCGCATACTTGGCGCTGGCGCAGGATTTGCTTTACCCTGAAAGGGGGTGATCTGCTTGCTACCAATGCAGGGGTTTCTATGCCCCTGTATCTTGAGACTAGTGGTGGCTATGCCAGAGCTTTGACGAATGTCAATGTTGCTGGCCAAACGGATGCGTTAGAAATGCGAGACAAACTCGTCGAGTTGATGTTCAAGGGTAAATTCAATACAGACTGGTTGAATGGATACTCTGCCAAGTTAGATACCGATAGGATCACCCCACTTTATGATAAGGTGGTTCACTTGCGAAGTGGTAATGACCGGGGGTCTAGTTGGATATTCAAGCGATGGCACCCTATGAACAAGAACTTGGTCTACGCTGACGATGAGGATGGAGGCGGTGAGGATCAGACGTTCTACTCCTCTACCGGCAACCATGGTATGGGCGATTACTATGTGGTGGATTTATTGGAGCCCGCACTCGGTGCGAGCGAGGGTGATCAGTTGATTTTCAAGCCACAAGCCACTCTTTATTGGCATGAGAGATAGAATGTAATGAATGGATTTTCTACGAATACGAATATACAATTTGCTTCCAGCCACTCGATGTCAGTTGATTCATTGATGTCTTCTCTTGGGTCTCGGTTAGCCAGCCATATGCAAGGCTTACCCCATGTGATTAGTGTTGGGTCTCGGTACAATTGCTTCACTTGGAATTGTTGCATACCACCCAACCACTGTTTGTATCCGGGAAAGAACTTAATTCCACCGGCAATGTCGTCGAATACTGCGTATTGGCATGTAGGGGCTCTAGCGGCCTCCTTTCCTGAGAATAGCCCGCAGAAGTAAGCGTGGCGTCCAAGCGATCTAGCCCATACGGTTTTGCCTGTTCTTGACGGCCCCCACATGATGAGAGATTTTGGTCCTGTGTATCCAAATTAGTGAGCCGAGCGAATGCGAGCGAGAGGAGCCCTTTAGGCTCCGGAAGGCCCCCCGTGGGTCCGGCTGAGGACCCCAAGGAGGGGGGCATGCTTACTTGCGCTTGCCTGTCCAGGATGTGCGTCCAGATTGTTTGTAACAAACTCTTCGCTCCATTGTTTGATTGGTTCAATTCCAGTAAAGTCTGCCTGTGATGCTGGCGATTGATACTCCACAAGTTTGACCTCGTATCGCCAATCTGCATATTTACAGACTTGTGTGAAGTTAGTAATGAGGACTTTTGGAAAGTGAGTTCTAAGTGCCTCAAAAAAGTCGTCTCTATTGTCGATATCCATGAGTGCAGACCACTGCGAGTCATGTTTGTCCACTGTATGTCCACGTGTGCTTGGTCGTTCAAGACCTCCAGCGACAATATCGCCTTCTTTGCACACATAATCGTATCCATCTCCAGGAGTGCCCCTAGAGCTGCTAACGTTTGGGTGGCAGCCGAGAACGTCGAATTTGCGAGCATCTCTGAAGCGACGCTTCCGTCCGAAGTCGACAAAAACGTGTAGATGAGCTCCCCCATCTTGATGAGCTTCTCTGGCGACAATACACTCAGCCTCAAGTTCTGTAAGTCGGTTTGACACTGCCCAAGGGTCGAGGGCTCCGCATTGGGCATATGTGAGTAAGGCATATCTGCTATGGAAGTCGAATGGCATATGTCCCTAAAGTCACTGGGGGAAACTAATATTATACCCCAGGGACGGGGACACCCCGTCACTATATATACTTCGACACTCCCCTTGCTTTCGGCAAGGTTAAGTGCAAGGTTAAGTTCGAAGATGGCTTACTCTAAGCGAATAAAGCCCCGCCCTTTCAGGCGCAACCTCCGGTTTGTCAAAAAGAGGCCGGCGAAGGCCTCTAGGAGAGTGACACGTCGACGTGCGTATACGAGGCGGCCCATGACGCGTAAGTCGATCCTCAATATCACCTCACGGAAGAAACAGGATAACATGATGCCATGGCCTCGGCCTGCATACATCCCGGCTGGAACGCCAGGCGGAATCAGTATTACTGGCAATATCGCAGGGGGCTTGGTCATTCCATGGGTGG